TGACTGATGAAGATAAAGCTCTTTATAACAATACGTTATTTCTTAGATTGCTTATGCACTACAAGTCTTGGTTACCAGGTGTAGCTATGGAAAGATTTGGTAGAGCTCGTTATGACCATATTCTTAAAAACTTTGATCAGGGTACTTGGACAACAAGTATTGGTAATTTAGGAGGAGATATAACAATAGAACAGCTTATAAATGCTGAAGTAGGTATAGCTCAACTTATAGGTGCGTATGGTCAAGATCTTGCAAAAGTAGCTTTAGATGTTGTAACTTTTGGTGTAACAAATACTTACAAAGTAAATGAAAAGAAAGCTAGAGCTGCATTTGATCAGTTTGTAGCACAAAATATTACTAATCCAGAGTTTGCAGAAAGGTTTAAAGATCCAGCTGAAAAAGAAAAGATGTATCAAGAGTTTCTAGATATGAAGCGTGGTAACATTAGGGCTTTTATGATGGAGTTTCGTGGCGTAATGCTTCTAGGTATGCTATTAATGCTAATGGGCGGCGACTGGGATGACGACGGCAAAATAGATATGCGACAGTCATGGGCAGGAAGACAGGTATATAAAATTATGAATAGAGCATATAGAGAGACAGCTGTATTTGCAGATCCTAGAGAATTTATGGATTCTAGAAGTACAGGTATTCCGCTTATTTCTATGGCTTCTAACATAGTAAAGTTAGCAAGTAATACAGCTGATGAAATTAGAGACGTTGCACTTGGAGAAAATAATCAAAAAGATAAAACAGGCCCTCTACATTATACACCTAAATTTGTACCTGGTCTAGACGCAGTATTTAATGTATTAGAAGTTAGAGAAACAGATAAAACAAGACAAAGATAATGGACATTGAGATAGGAGCATACACAGGATTATTATTTGGAGTAAGAACATTTGAACCTACAGAAATACATCCGTATTGGGAATTCCACATATATATTCCACTTATTTATATTGCATTTTTTTCAGGCAGACCAAGATAGGAAGAAAAAAAGGGGGGCTACTGCCCGCCCTTTAAAAATAATCTGTAAGATTAAAAGTTTCTTTTTTAATATCTATTATGCTTAATAATTCTGCATCTTGATCTAATTCAACTCCAAGCTTTTCGTTTAAAGCAAGCCGTCGAGATTCTGATTTAAATAAAATAGATGCTATTTGACTTTGTATATCTAGTTTATGAAATTTTAAGATTTGCATTTTGTAGTCTGTGCTAAATTCAGAATATTTACCTGTAATAAAGCAATCAAAATCTTTAAGTAATTTGTTTGGAACGTTAAATTCAAATTTTACACAGTACTCATTAGGATCTTCTGTTAGTTTAAAGTTTTTAAACGATTTAAGTGCGCTTTCAAATCTTAAAAATGTAGAGTCTCCACTAAATCTGTATACTAAAACAAGTGTGTCTAAATTTTTTCCTATAAAACAATTTAATAATAGTTTGTCATACATGTATAGCCGCTTATCACCATTAAACATAGGCATAAGTAGCAAAGATGATTTTGTTCTGTTTGCAACTCTTAGTGTGTAGTCTGAGGTTTGATGCTTTTCAATTGTATTTATTTTGTAAGGAATTTTATTGAACATCGCGGTTTGTCCAATAGTAAAGCTTCTCCCATCCGGGAGGTCTATGGACATAACACTTTTACCAAAATTTACATCTTGTATTAAAGAGTCATATCCATTTACCCGGACTTCTAAGGGGGAAACAATTTTAATTTGAGTTTTACGTTTTGTTTCAGTCATGCCTAAAAAGTTAAGAATTAAGATAATTTATAAATTCTATTGGCTCTAAAGGTTTCCGTATGTTATAAAGAATGTCTTCCTCAGTTTTGAGTAAATAGACAAGTTTGAACGTCTCTGTAAATTTACAAATTCCATCGTATTGACCAAACTTTTCTACATAAATTTTTAAAACATCTTGCTCATGTGATGTAGTTCCATCGTTTGCATTAATAATTTTTTCAGCTGTTTTGGCGCCTAGCCCTGGAATACCGGGTATACCATCTGTTGAATCTCCCATAAGTGTTTGCATCCACAAAAACTTATTAGCATCTTCGTCTGATGTATTAACCCATTCCATTTTTTGAAAATTAAAATGCTTTCCTGGCACTTGTCTAAGAACATCTTTATCAGGACTGCATATTACATATGATTGTCCTTTTGTTTCTGCTACTTTTGTAGAATAAACACTTACACAGTCATCTGCTTCTAAGCCTAGAATACCTTTAAAACCCCATCTTTGTTTTATGTACTCTCGTAAAGCATAAAAGATTGGAGGCTTAGTACTAAGTTTTCTGTTGTATTTGTATGGCCTTGTTTTAGCAATTCTGTATCTAAAGCATTTTCCTTCTGTTAAAAATCCAAAATAAGCATCTGCTTTTGTAGTATTAAGTATAGTTGTTATTCTGTCATTTATTCCCGCCATCGCCTCTTCTAGGGTATCTTTACCCATCTCATAATACAGTAGGCTGTCTGCATCTATTAGTGCTATTTTCATAATGAAAAAATTATGGGGGCACTAGGCCCCCTAATTATTATATAGCGTTAAGCTCTGCTACATCTCTGTCGCAAGACTCTTTACACTCTGAATACTCTGTTACTGCTTCAATTCGCATGTCTGCCCACTGCTCATCAGTCATAGCTGCATAAGTAGAGCTATGATAGATAGAACCGTTGACACCTACAAGAGAAGAGTGAACAAAATACTCTAAGCATCTAATAGCACCTGTATTGTCATCAGGCACAGCACCAATGTGCATAGGATCTACAAAGATGTTGTGTATCTCGCCGCTGTAGCATGCGATATACTTAAGACCACCTAAGTGTAAGCCTTTAACACAAGAGCGATTGTCGTTTGTATCTACATGAGACCAATCTGGCAATCTATGTCTGCATCCAACTTTGATAAAATGTTGAGGAGAGCCATAGCCGTTTACACCCTCGCAATAGAACGCATCTCCACTTGAACCCATAACTGCAGGTTCAAATAAGCGGTCCTCTACGTGCTCAGGCAGGCCATCGCCCTCGATCTCACCCGTATCAGGATTAAATGTACGTTTGTAACGGTCAACTTGCTCGCCAGTTTCTCTATCAAACTTATGTAAGATTTCTCTAGATACTTTGTAGCCGTTAAGTAAACCCTCGCTAGTAATCTTCATCTGATACATAGTAGCTCTACGGTCTGCAACCTCTTCGCTAAGGCCGTGCTCTTCCATGAGCTCCTCTTTTAGCTTAGGGTGTACATATTTTAGATTTACAAAGTTAAAGAAGCGCTCTGAAAAGTCAGCATCTACACCTTTCTTTCTAAGTATAGGGTTACGCAGCCACCTAGTCCACATCTTAACAAGCGGTAAGAAAGATAAGCCTTTGTCGATAGACTCAAATATTCTATCTACCAAAGCTTGTGGCATAGGATAACTTGACACTACACCATTACTCTTAAGAAAAAACTGGCCTGTAGCTTTGTTCACATGAATGTGCTCACACTCAGTTTCAATTGTTTTAGTATAATCTTCTACAGCAAGTTTACTAAATTGCTCTAAAATATCTTTGTACTCTGCAATACTAACAGCATCATCTGCTAATCCTCTAAGTACCATCATACTTTCATACAGCTCTTTGCTGTACGTGACGGAGAAGTTTTTATCTCCATATGATCCTGAGATCACATCATCAATTACGTTTAGTGTAATCATAGTTTAATTGTTTATTTGGGTTACTAATTTACTGATTTTTAATTGGTTAGACAAATTTAGAGAAATCTATTTTGTGTTTTAATTGTTGGTGTTCTGCAGACCAATTGTCTGTTAAACTCTTCAATAGTTCAATAGCTTTCTTATATTTATCTAACTCTGTTAGGGAAAGTGTTGCAGATCTAATTTGACCTCCATCTCCTTGTTTAGTTTCATCGCATCTGCAATGAAATCTAAAATCAAGTTCATGTGTAAGGTATCGCAACATTTTTAATTCCCAGTTTCGTCTACGAGCCCACAATTGTTTGCGGGTCATAGGCTTTCCTGTTTTTGTTTTTAAAGTGTTCATTAAAACATATATCTAATTGTGTTCCAAGGTATTATTTCGTCATGTCTAAGCCTAAACCCATGCATGTAAGCAGATTTTAAGTGCCTATTATACCTTATGTTTCTACCTCCATACTGAGAGATTTTAGGCTCTTGTATTTCTGGCTTCCATAAATCATCCTCGGTATGCGGATGCTTTTCAAGATTAGCTTTGTGTTTATTCTCATTATGTGTCAAGAATATAACTTCTGCTAGAACCTGTTCTTTGTAGTCTACATAGTCATTAAGCATATCAAACAATTCTTCGTACTCTTCCATCCAGCCATCGTATAAAATTACGGGGCTAAAGTTAACATGTACATCATAGCCTGCATCTATAAATGCATTAATAGCTTTTATTCTATCAATAATTTTAGATGTGCCTGGCTCGTGAATGTCGGATCTACTTTGTGGCATAAGACTAAATCTAATACGTATTTTACCTTGCGGGTCAAATTTAATTAGATTTGGATTTACATACTTAGTAGCAAAGCTACCCATCGCAACAGGATGATCTCTAAAGAATTCAAAGATCCTTTCCCAGTCGTGATACTTAGCATGCAAAGCAAAGTCTTCGTTACAACTAATGTCATACGTAGTAAAAACAGGATGCGTCTGGTTTGGCTTTGTTACTGGTGTGAAATAAGCATGATTGTTTATTTCAGTAAGTATATCGCCTGTGTTTTTAGCAATTGATAGACCATCAGGTTTATGGCGCTTCATATAACAGTATGAACAGTTATACAAGCAGCCATAACCAAACGACGGAGATATGAAATCCGTCGATCTACCTGAAAATCTAATATCAAATGCTCTCCTAGTTACAAAGGCTAGCTTTCCCATTGGAGTCTATCTTTTGCATCTAGGTATACACTAATCTCCTTCTGTAGCTCTGGACTAATGTCTGGAGCTGCGTTAGGATGTACATCAAACTCACCTATAGTAGATAACAAAGTAGATACTTCTTCGTTGTACTCTACCAACTCTTGGCAGTTAGAAACAAGTTTAGTATCATATGCACCTGCATTAGGCATATCTAACACAAACAACTCTCTACTCTTAGCAGCAATCAAAGCAGGATCTGTAACTTCCTCGCAATAAGCTTGGAATGCAGCAATCCTTTTTACATTCTTCTTGATTTCTGTAACTATAGAGTCATCTTCGTCACCCATATCAAACCACTTTCCAGACTTGGAAGTGACTAGTTCTGCAGCTTCATAACATTCCTTAAACTTCTCAAAGAGTTCAGGGTTAATGTGTTTAAGCGCAGACAAGTGTCGCATGTCTTTGACCGCCTGGATCTTTTTACCAGTAAGCCATTTAATTAAGTATGAATCCATAGTGTATCCTCCATCTGAATTTAGTTGTAAGAAAAACTCATCAATGTGTTTACAGTTAGGGTTCTTCTTAATGTGTTTAATATACGTTTCTCTAACTCTAATAAGCTGCGGCGTATCCCACTGATCTTGCATCTTGTCAGGTCTAGCCCATTCTACAGGTTGACCTTTGTCTTCCCCATACGTTGAGTATACACGAACAGGCGGTTGCTCATAGTAAAACATTTTACCTTGCTTGCACTCGTTCCAAGAATACCATGTATTTTCAGGAAAAACTTTATCAAATGTAGGAGCATAGCAACCAATAATATCAGCAGCAAGCATAAACTTTGCTTCGTCAACAGTACTACCATAATAAATAGTATTCTCACTTTGCATAAGTTCTTTAGCTTTAGGCTCGATCTTATCCCAAGTGTAGTTTTTACCATCATTACGCTTCTTGTCTTCTCTAAGAGTAAAAGCAACCATGCGCTCTTCTATCTTACGACGCTCTGCAGGTGTAATGTTCTCAAACGTTGCAACTTTCTCAGCTGCAGCTGCTTCTTTCTTGTAGTCTTCTAGCCACTCATCGCTAACTTCTATCTCATCATAGCTTTTAACATGTGGTGAAGATTGAAAGTATGCAAACTTAGCTTGTTGTCTAGTAACTTCAGCATTGTATGCTGCCATTGCTTTCCCTTTCTCTGGTCCAGGAGCCAACAAACTAATAGCTTTAGGTATAGCAATAGTAGGAGGACTGATAACTACAATGTTTTCTTGATAGTCGTCTTTTTGAGCTTGTTGTAGTAAATACAAATCTTTGTACTTATTAAACTGCTCATCTGTTTTAATGTAAATATTAGTAGTACTTACACCTGACCATCCGTCAAACTCATCTCTCTCAAGACTGTCTTTACCAGTTCTGTAGTCTCTAAGCTTTGTAACCTTCTTAGCATTCATACCTTTAAAGAAAGTCTTAGGCATTGCATACCTAATACTCTTGTCAGGTGCAAACTGCGGGTTAATAGACTGCCGATCAATAATATTAGCAATCCTACCTAGTGTTGAAGATCCATTTGCTTTAGTGAGAATATCTCTACAAGATACAAGCCACTGAACAATGTCTGTGTCTTTAAGCTCTGCTTGTATCAGCTTAGTAGCTTCTGCAGCTGCTTTCTTAATAACACCTTGAACATATGCTTTAGTAGCGTCGTTCCATATTACCTTCTCACGAGACGGCGTAACATCCACACCTTCTTGCAGTACTACATCTTTACCTGTCTCAGGATCTCTCATAACTTGGCGAGCAGGACATTTAAAAGCAATTGGGCCCCACAGTGTCTCCATCTCCAACTCACGAAAATCAATAAAACCGTAGTTAATACCAGTAGTAGCTTCACTATTCTTAACAACCACAATATGCGGCTTATTAAATACGTAAGTGTCAGCTACAATAAGGTTCTCAGAGTTAAAAAGGACTTTAGCTTGAAAGTTCTTCTCTTGAATATCAGTTTCTCCATCTTCAAAGTACTCAATAACACTAAACTTAACGTTATCAAGATACAACAGCTGCTCTTCTACAGAATCTAGAAACTTAGATCTGTTATGACGCTTAACGCCAAACGAAATCTGAGTATAATTATGTGATTCTGTAGGCTCGTAGTAAACTACACTCCCATCAGACAAAGTAAAACTAGGGTTAATAGTTCCATTATTGTTAAACTTGGGAGTTGTAAAGTCTGTCTTGTAGTTGTAACAATTACATGTTATCTTTCTACCATTATGCACTGTTTCAATAGTGTAGAAGTCGACGCCCGTAGATAAAGGTACTTTAGCACCTAAGCCAAACGCACCAAAATTCTCTGATGTGTTACGCTTAGTTGAGTAACCCAATTCTAAAACACCTTCTAATCTACGACCGCCAATACCTACACCATGGTCCATAACGATGAATTTGTCGCAATATCCAACGCCAGGATGTTTTTCATAACTGATGTAAACTTGAGTTTCTTCTGTATTTAAATGCTTTATGTCATAATAACTAGCATCAAAGTTACTGTCTTCATACTGCTCACCGTTACGGGTAATGTAGTAATCTTCTGCTGTAGAGTTTCCTCTAAGGATCTCTGCAGCAATTTCTTTCTCTCGTTGCGCGTCACATGCATTAGTTGTGAGCTCACGAACTGTTGAGGGAATAGGTGTAGAGTATTGTGTTGATTGTAGAATATCAAAGACCATCTTTTCAGCGCCTCTGTTAATCTTTTTAGCAATACCCTCTGCTCCTACGATCTCTTTGTCAATCGTTTTAATAGCCATTTAGCTTTTATTTAAATATTACACAATAAAAAAGCCGCTATTTAGCGGCCATTTCTTTAATTAGTTCTACTGTTTCAAGAACTTGTTTCTGATTCTTGGGGAGAAACAGTTTATATTCCAACCCATTTTGCATTATATGCTGTTTAAACATCTTCCATTTAAGAGGAAAGACATCGTTAGCAAATCCTTTTACTTCTATAATCCACTGTCCTTGCGGATCTACAAAATCAGGAGTATATGTTATACTTCTAACTTTAGTAGTGTTGTCTACATACTCTTTATGAGTATTAGGCTCTACACATGTATGAGGAAAGTAGAACCCCTCTAAAAGCTCAAACTTTCTTTTCTCATACAGTGCAGATATACCTGCTTCTTCAAGTTTTTTATAAGTAAATAATTCTAATTTTGATCTAAACTTTAATCCTTTGTAAACTGCTGCAGTAGCATTTCTAACTTTCTTGTTTCCTTTTTTTCGTCGTATCGGCATGATTTGTTTCTTCAGTTTGTATATTGTTTCTGTATATTTTCCCATATATAGTCATTTCTATTAGAGCCTTTATGCCTCCATAAGAATTGAAATGAGCAATATAGTCAGACAAATCTTTACAGTGATATACATCTGGAATAACTACATTTGTAAAATAATATTTATTTCTAATCTTTTCAGCCATGGTTTGACCAGGGTTGTTAGGATTATCAAAATCATTGTCATAAAATATAGCTATTCTATTAAATCTAGCCTTAAGATGTGTAATAAGTTTTTCGTCAGGCATAATCATTTCGCTTTGCAAAGCAATAGCGGGTACACCCATTTCATATAAACACATCACATCTTTGAGAGAAGAAGTAAGAATAAGCAAATCTCCTGTATCTGGAAGCTGCTTGTAACCTTGCACATGTTTATTAGTAGTATTACTAGACCATTTGTATTCTTCGTTAGGAGAATAGATCTTATATTTTCTACCAATTTTGTATGCATAAGTTGTTTCGCTACAGCTAAACCTATTTTCATTAATCCAATAATGTGAAATAGGTGATACGTCAAATTTAAGTAAAGTCTTTTTAGTAATCAAATATCTTTCCCAAAATAACTTATCTGATTTATTCCAAGGTCTTGATTTTTTTCTAATTATAGTTACTTTTTGCGCTACAGGACGCTTCTTTGTAATAGCTGCCATATAGCCCATAGTAAATAATCTGTTAGAATTTTTAGAGGTCAATCCAAGATCAAAATCATTGTCAATTATAGTTAAAGCTTCTATAAAATTGCAAGAATACTTGAACTTAACATAGTTAAAACAGTCAAATGTGTGATCAGGATGACCAAAATCCTTGTATAAGAGCTTACCTTTCCAGTAAACAATACTTACACCAGGCTTTTGGTCCTTCCGTAAATCACTACAAAACTTTTTGTTAAGTTCTATGAAATTTGGGCAGTAGTATTTGAATATATCATACTCACTAATCTTAGAGAGTATTACATCTGTGTGCAGATGTTCTTCACTTCCTCTGCTCTTTATCATATTTTCTAATTACTATACCCAGGTATCGTTCTCAGAAACAGTTTCCTCATCAGGAGTTACAACTGCTAGTTGCGGAGTAAATGTGCCCCACGTCAAATCAGTATTAAACTCTGCATTGAAAGTTTTGTACTCGTCATTAAGTGCTTTAACAAACAAGTCATCTCTTTGAGGTTTAACTCTACCAAAGTTGTGAAGATAAACATTTTGATACTTACCGTCTTTAACACCTACAAGTAATCTAACTTGATTGTTAGATAGCATAGGCACTAAAGCTTTAAGCTCTGTAATGTCACCTTTAACAATTTTATCCATAGTATCAAACATTACTTCGTCTCCGTAAGCAACGTTAGCCCATGCTTTAACAAAATTAATCAAAGTGTACTCGCCTGTATATGCTTTACGAGCTGTTTCAGGGTTTTTGTACCAGTCATACGTAGGAACGTCTAAAGACCATGTATCTTGGCCAATATTATTTAGCCATCGGTATTTACCTGTTTTTGAAACTTGCTCTTTTGATTGCATAAGAACTTCCATACGAGTAGTAAGGTCTGCATTCTTAACCCAAAAGGTTAGTTTAAAATACTCTTCACTATTAAATTCTACATAATAGTTAGGATCTTGCTTTACATTAATTCCAAGAGCATGTAGCTCTGACATAGTAGGATTAATTGCTATTACATTAAAGTTAGCAAGACCAGAGTATAATTGAATACCTCCGCCTGATACTTCTTGTTCGCTTGAATTACTTTTAATTGCCATTTTTATAAATTTAAAGGGTTATTTGTTTCTGCTTGAATTTGATCTTCCCATTCTTGACCATACATTTGATCTTCTTGAGCTTTTGTAAACTTAGGATTCTCATAATGAGGATTTTCTTCTGCAATTACAGGAATGCTAGTTTGATTAGGATCTACTGTAGAAGTGTCATCTACAAAGTTAAAAGACATCTTTCTCACTTTACGTGCTTTTTTGCCTTTAAGTGCAGGATGTTTAAACATTTGTGTTACTTCCCAATTTTCTAATCCATACTTTTCTTTAATACCATTGCGATCAGTTCCATTTTCTAGATCTTCAATAATCATAGATGTTGTGATAGTTTCTGGTGTAACCGCTTTTGGAGTAGCGTTCTCTTGGTGTGTTCTTGCTTCAATCATTGGTTTTTAGTTTAAAGCGTTAATCAATAAATATTTCTGACCATTCTAAAGGCATGGTCTTACCTTTTAAGTGATCACAACGGCTACCTGCAGTAATGTCATCCATAGAGTCAAATGAGACCATAGTTTTCTCATCTTCTCTGTATAAATAACCTACCGCGTCAGCATTTGCGCACGTAATTTGCTTAATCTTACCAGTAAGGTCGAGGTCTTTCACAGCTACTTCCTTACCTTTCTTCTCAAGCATTTTATCCTTTAGGTGTCCAACCAGAATAATGTGATCGGCTAGAGTGTTCAGTCTGTCTATCCATTTTTTGTATGCTATCCGTAAGTATAGGTAGCCTGCGCCGTTTGGCAATGATAAGACTGAAGCTCCAGGATTCTTTTGTTCAAAGTTTTTACCCATTGGAGTTTGCATATATAATACTTTAGCATCAGCTTCACACCACTCTTCTAATTTAGAAATAGTGTCAATAGCTACGTATTTATATGGCTTTTTAGCTTCATGAATTGCTTTACCGGCTTCTCCAAGCTCTTTTAGGCTGTTCACTTTTACTTTAAGCGCGTCAACCATGTCAGAGCCATCTTCCAAGTCAATAATTAAACAATCATCAAGCTGTGATAATACAGTAGTTTTGCCAATCTTTGGTGCACCATATATTATCATATTTTTTGGCGACTTTCTAGACGCCTTTACTTTAGTTTTTGGTAATTCCATTTTATCTTCTTTCTTTAATAGTGAATGTGCTCATGTCTGCTTCGTAGCTAATCATACCAAGCAAACCGTCACGATTTTTTTCTACATGACAGGCTAATAAGCCTTTAGGATCTTCGTCACAATATTTAGATGTGATACCATACAAATCAAAAGGTCTGTTTAATATCATAACTACATGTGCATCTTGACCAATGCTGTCGCCTCCAAATAAATCAGTTAGCAAAGGTTGATATTGATTTTTAGCACGATGCTCTTGTTCAATATTCCTATTTAGCTGAGATAATAGTATGTTAACAACATTAAATTTAGATTGCATGTGCATACAACCTTTAGACACAGTGTTTAATCGTCGAAGCTCTGTATCTTCCTTACCGCTAATGAGACGGCTATGATCATACAGATTAACAACAATAGTGTCAGGATCAGTTTCATATAATTGTTCGTTAGTGTTTATAATATATTCCATACTACGAGGGTAATTATTAAAATGAATATTGTACCCTGTGTATTTTTTAACTTTACTTATATAATTTCTAAAATCTATATCAGTTAGAGGTGAGTCTACTGATAATAAATCGCTTATTTGTTTCTTTACATCTTTTGACGCAGAACGCATAATTTGCTGATAGCCGGGCATTTCGAATGTCCAATACAGTATAATTATTTTTGCATTTTTATTTGCATCTAACAAGTCAAATACTAATTGATTACTAAATGCTGATTTACCCACACCGGGGCGACCAGCCACAACATACATTTTACCTTTTTGTAGTCCGCCTAACAAATTTTTGTTAAGTCTAGGCCACATAGTTTTAAGTACATCTCTTTCTCCTTTCTTTGCTTGTTTTACAACAGCAATAGACTGGTTAACAGCCTTTTCAATACTCTGAAATCCTCTTTCTTGTAAGATTTTAGAGCTTTCTTGTGATTCTTGTGTCTGTATCATTGGTTTTATCTATGTCTGCATACTTTTCCCAAGTATGATTATTAAGCCAAGTTTCTAAGTTTTGTAAATAGCCTAAGTTATCACGTTCTATTTCTAATTGCGTGTCTAAACATGCCATTATTCTTTTATGAACGTGCAACTTATTGCCTACAATTCTTTGATACTTTTTCTTAGCTTTTAAGTTAGCATTACAGGACGGATCTTTAGCATGTAAAATTCTAACTGATCTGTTTGTATTAACTTTCATAGGATATTTAATAAGAAGCTCGTTGAACATCTTATCAAAATTACTTGTAAATAGGTCTATAAACTTCTGTCTTACAACATGAGTTTTATACGATGCTCCTAATTTTACAAATCCTTTATGCTGTAAGTCAATCCAATTAGGTTTCAGTTTCATCTTTTCTACTAAATCATGTCCATTTCTGTAGAGAATATAAAGCGCAGTAAAATCGTCTGCGCTTATATCCTCTTCAATAAGTAAGTTTACATCTATTTGTATCTCCATAACATAATATGTTTAATACGAGTATACTCAGCTAACTCATCGTCAGTGTCTGTATAAGCATATTGTTTAATTTGTATAAAAATACTTTTATCAGATACGCATAAGTTTACATATCTAGTAATTAACAAATAGATTACAAGTAATTTAAATATCATTTCCAATTCACATTTTTAAGGTTCTTAACACTACTAGTTAGCCATTTTTCTTCTTGGCTATCTTTTACATATAGGATATAAATTTTACCAACTTTATCCTCTTGAAATCTAATAAGTCTACCTACACGTTGTATCATAGACAACGACTTACTAGTCAAACCACAGATTACACCTATACTTGCGTCAGGCACATCAAATCCTTGGTTTAGGGCTTTAGTACTACAAAGTACAGTTTTAGTACCATCTTTGAAATCTTTAATAGCTTGCTCTTTCTGCTTCTTTGTTTTACCGCTGTGATACACTGTAGAAAATGGCTCATTTGCTTCTGCTAATTCATTAGTAAAAGCATTAGCGCCTCCAAATACTAGTATCTTTTCTCCTACATTTTTAACTACAAGTTTTTGCAAAGCATATACTTTCTGACTAGCAAAATCAACAATCTTTTTGCGATTTCTAATACACGCATAAAATTGTGCAGCTGCCTGCTTCATTTCAGGTGCTGCTGACTTATCTGCAAGGACTCTTTTAGCTTCATCAAAAGCGTCAAAGTTCCCTAGCTGATATTTCCAGTAGATAAACTTGTTGTTAATCTTCTTATAATCAGCCTGTTCACTATCTGTAAGTTCAACAGGAATACAATGAATCTCGTATGGAGAAACAAGGCCTAAAGATACACATTTATCAAGTGTAATCCTATAATTTATAGGTGCAATTTGCTGTAATTTTAAATTATATTCATACTCTTCTGGTAGTGTAGCAGTCATGCACAATAAGTGCTGATATGTATTGTTTTCAAAGAATTTTCTATATTGTGGGGACAGGCCGAGGTGTACCTCGTCACAGACTACAATCGAGTAGTCAATACCTTTAAGTTTGTAAGCACTTTGATAACAAAGTATTTCTACATCTTTAAGATATTCCTCTTTGTCCCACTTTATAAATTCTTCTTTAAATTGCTTTTGCAGCTGTACAGTTGGCACAAGTATAAGAGCAGGGTCAGCAGTAACTTCCCAGTTAGCATAGTTTTTATCTAAAATATGGCATATAGCAAGAACGCCACACCTAGACTTACCAAAACCGGTGCCTGCAATAATACTACCACAGTACCCGTTTTTAGCCCAAGCATTTAGTGCTTTTTTTTGCTCTTTATCTTTAACTTCATGCATTACAATGACACTTTCCATAGGTTCACTGTTCTGTTAGTTTCTTTATCTTCAAAGTCACCTGCATATTTTACTAATCCTTTTGATCTAAGCTCTTTAACACGGCCAGTTACTCGATTAATATCCCAACCTAATTTCTTAGCAATCATGCGGTTAGTGCCCATACCTATTTCATCTTTAAGTATTTGCAATACTTGTAATTGTCTTAATGTTATTTCATTGTCTATAAATAACTTTTTATAAGACTCTGTTGATTTCTGGTTCATAATTTAATCTCCTAAATTTTCTAAATGGTTCATAGTATGTTTATACACAAAGTCAGAGTCGTTGTTAACAGTCTCTAACTCATCGTCAGTAAGCTCCCGGTCAAACCAGACAGCTTTAGCTACAAAAGCGTCTCCATATTCAGGATGATCACTAGGATCTATTCCTTCTATTTCAACGCTTGATAAGTCTTTTAAATCCTCAGAGGTAAACTCTGGATCCACATCATCCTTTTGATTCGCTGGATGGTGCGGTAGGTTGTCCCACCAATCTTTGCTCATGGTTTAATACTTTTTTAGTTAATAAATCAAGAACTTCTTGTTGCTCTTTTTGAGCATGTACAAGTTTTTCTATGGCACCTACAATGCCGTTTAGTAATTCATCAGTCATTTGTTTTCTTTTTTACAGGTTTCTTTTTCTTTTTATAAGATTTTCTAGACTTATCGTTATTTGATACTTTATCTTTAACAGTCTTTGCACTATGTTTAGGTGCTTTCTTCTTTTTTGTGCTTCGCACATTATTTTGTGAATGAAATCTTTCATGGGCTTTTTCTAATTCTTTTTGTTGTTTTGTGTGTTTTAAAACTTCATATGCCACAAGTAATCCAATAAGGCATATAACTCCTAATGCTATGTACATAATATATAATTTAAATAAAATAGTGAGGGAGAGGCGCATAGACGAATATAACCTCCTCTCCCTTCAACTACAGTAAAAGATTGCAGCGTTCACGTAGCTTACTCACGTATAAAATAAGAGAGGACACTTATCTACTTATACTACTCATTATAGAGGTTCTTTGTGTTCGCTATAATTTGTAGCACTTTCATAAGTGCACCCTCTTAATGAAAGAGCTTTCTACGGTCTCTTTCAAGTAATTACAAGACGAAACCGCACAAGTAATTCGCATCTTTATAAATGTCCGTTGTATTTAATATAACT